GGAGCAGGATCATCGACTCGGACTGGTCCCCGGTCAGCGCCGAGAACACCGTGTCGGCCGCGTCGAACACGCCGTTGGTGAACGTCTTGGTGCCGAGCGTCGGACACGAGGCCAGAGCGGGGACCCTCGCGGCGGAGGCGATGTCGTTGATGAAGTCGTCCGTCGCTACCACGGGGGTGTCGTCGGCGTGGTCGACGAACATCGCCTTGATCGTGCCGGCGTTGATGTCCGGCCCCGCCGTCCAGACCAGGTTCCGGTACGCCGTGAAGCCTGCGTTAGCCATGCGTTCTCCCTTCTCGGGCCACCACGAGCGGGCGGCGTAATGTCGTATCTGGACCGGGGACCTCGAGCCGCTGGGGCTCGGGGCTGGTGATCTCCCTGGTGGCTACCAGCCCGTCCAGGTTCGCCTCTTGGAGTGATGCGTAGATCTCCTCCGAGACCACCACGTCGCCGACCTGGTCCAGGCCGAGGTGGTACGTCTTGTGGATGTGCGTCTGGTTGCAGACCCAGCAGAACATCGGTTGAACCAGAGGCTTGCCGAAATGGATCAGGGTGTACGTGCAATGGCGGAGGTCGGGGTGGTGGAGTCGGACGCCGCTCATGTCCTGACGGCGCCGTTGAAGATGGCCCCGCTGCGCTCGAGGCGCTTGGTCATGATCCGGTCCAGAGCTCCGGAGACCCTCTCGCCGTCCAGATAGACCTCGACCATCGTGGGTCCGCCGAAGCCCATCTCATTGTTGACGCCGGAGAACGCCTCGCCCTTGTGGATCATCGCCAGCCCGGTACGGGCGACGACCCCGCCGGAGGCGGCACCAGGGACGAACCCCGGTGGAAGCAGGCCACCGACTTGACCGCCGAGCTGCTCCCCCACGCCATGACCGAGCTGCCCGAGCCAGTCGATCGCGCTCTTGATCCACCCGATGAGCGTCTCGATCTTGCCGATGACGACCTCGATGAATCCGGCGACGGCGTGCCATGCCGTAGCGGCGGCGTCCCTGACCACGTCCCAGATCGGACGGACCTTGTCCATGACGAAACTGACAATGCGGGCGAGGAAGTTGACCACCGGCTCCACGACCTTGTCCCTGATGAACCCGACGAAGTCCAGGAACTTGTCGATGACGAATCCGACCGCCGTCACCACGAGGGCGAACTGAATCAGGATCATCGCGGCGAATGCCACCACGGCCGCGCCGATGAGGATCAGCACGGGCTTGATCCGATTGAGCACCGGGAGGATGCGGTCCTGGATCGTATGCCAGGCCGTCAGGAGGAGCGGGATCAGGACATCACCGATGGCCGAGGCGAATGGTTTGACGGCGTCCCACGCCTTCTTGACACCTTCGGCGAATGCAGCCCACGCTGCCGGCACCTTGTCCTGGAGGAACCCCAAGAGCTCGTTCAGTTGACCGAGCAGGGACTCGAACACCGGAGCCAGCACCGACCCGACGGTCTCGGCTAGGTTCTCGAACGCCACGGACGCCTTGCCGGTAGCCGTAGCTTGTGCGGCTGCCGAACCCTCGAACTGAGACGTGACCTCGGCCAGGATGATCTTCTGGGCGCCCATCAGGTTGTTGTGCTTGACCAGTTGGGCTATCTGCTTCTGCTGCTCCTCGCTGAACTGCACACCCACGCGGGTCAGGGAGGACATACCCGCTATCGGATCGTTCAGAGCCTTGCCGAGTTGGATGGTCGCCGACTTTAGGTTGATCTGGCTCCCCGAGGCGGCGGCGTACCCGGCGGCGAGGTCAAGGGCCGCGGTGGATGCCTGGGTGAAGATGTCGTTCTGGGCGCCGGCTTCGTTGCGGATGTTCTTGAAGGTCAGCAGCATGTTCTCGCCGGCCTGGATGACCTCATCATCCACCCCGGCCTTGACCGATAGCGCATCCGCGAGCTCGGCGACCTGTCCGGCAGTTACATGCGCCGCCCCGCCGGTCGACTTGATCACGGCGCCGGTCTGCTGGAGGACGTTCTCGGATTCCTCGAACTTCCCGAAAGCGAAAGCGGCCCCCGCGGCGAGCGCCGTGAAGGCCGTGGCGGCTGCCGCCAGTCCGACGCGCAGCCTAGAGGTATTGGCGACGACGTCTACCGAGAGGGTGCTGATTGTCGGGATGGCTCACCTCCACTCGCCCAGGCTTGCAGCATCAACTCGAGTTCCTCGGCGCTCTGCTGCTTGGACTTTGGCCGCAACCACGGAGGTAGGAAGTCCTCCGGCTTACGGCGGTTCTTGTTGCTCAGCAGGGCGACGAGGTAATAGGACAGCGACGCGAACCCCACGTCGATCCGCTCGTGGACGAGCAGGGGACCGTGGATCTGCTCATACGCGATCCAATCGGTCAGCTCGGCAGCAGAGAGGGTTTCGAGTTCTGCGACGGTTCGCCCGAGAGCGAGGGCAACCCGGAAGAGGGCTGTTCGTCTCGGGCTTGCTCGAAAGTCGCCATCGCCGCCTCAAGCTCCTTGGAGGTGAGCCCGTTGAGCTTCGCGGCTTCGCTGAACAGCCGGAGCACCAGGGGGAAGTCCTCCTGTGCGAGTGCGTCGGCGTCGTCCTCCCCGAATAGCCGGTTCCCGGTCTCATCGACGAGGCAGTGCAGGAGGACCTGCACCGGCATATCGAGCGGCTTGACGTCCTCTGACAGCGCCGCTTGATCGGCCACCGTCATCACACGGAGATACACATCCCCACCCCACTCGGGCACCGAGACCTTGACCGGCTTACGGTCTTCCCGATGCCGTGCGGCGAGGATCTGCTCCCGCGTCAGGCTCACGCTGCCCTCCAATCTGTCGTTAGGTACTCAACGATGGCATCGGAGGAAGCACCCATCTTCTCGATCCATCCCAGCCCGGTGTTGCACTGATGGCATAGCGCACCGCGAACTGCCCCGGTCTCATGGTCATGGTCGATGACCTTCGCTGGCTGCTCATAGCAGAGAGCGCAGAGACCATCGGAGGACTCGAACAACTCAAGCCGCTCTTGCGATGTGAGCTTGTACCTAACAGCCTTCCAGTCATAGCCGGGATTCCGTTCACGCCATTCCCGTGTCTTGATGACGCCATATGCACGCCGCTTGATCGGGTCCTTGTGAGGCATCAGCTCGGGGTCACCGTTGAGACACCAGGCGTGACGATCTTGAGCGTGATGTGTGCTTCCATCGCGCCGTCGTCCGTAGCCTCGATCTCCCACTGGCTCGTGATCGCCGGGAAGCGATACGCCGAGGACCAGTTCGGATGTTGGAGCTCGTAGTACCGGATCGCCACAGCCACCGAGTCATAGTCGGCTTTCATGTTCGTGTGTGTGGTGACGGTCGGGTCCCACATGACGGTCAGCGTGACCTCTGAACCTTCCTGACGTCCGGGAAGGAAGTCGGCCCACAGATCTCCGTGCGCCGAGACGTCGATGAGGGCACGGTTGGAACCGACCGCCGTCACCGTGCCGATCTGCGTGACGGTGTTATAGGTACCCGTTGCCACGCCGGTCGCCGCGTTCTGCTTGAGGAATCCGAGGAATCCTGCTTGCTTGGTCATCTACCCTCCTTCCTCAAGCGACGAAAACGGCGGCAGTAACCGAGGTGGTGAACGAGTTCGTCACCGCGACCGTGCCGTTGGACTGGAGATACCTTCGAACCGGGTTGAGCCGGATGAACCGCTCCGTGCCGTTGACGACGGAGATGGTGAGGTCCGGGTTGTACGCCGTGGCCCCCGGTGCGTTCGACAGGCTCGAGGCGTCGTCGATCACGACCGAGTCCGGGGAGCCGCCGGCGTTCTTGACGTGCAGGATGTGCGGCTTGTCCAGGTCGGCCGTCGCCGGCGTGAAGGTGTCGCTCGCGCTCACCCCGGTGTAGGTCGGCACCACCCCGGCCTCTGTAACGGTCTGAACGGTGTACGTTGCCATGCTGCCTCCTTATCCCTCCACTGCCGCTTTGAAGATGGACGTCATCGCGGCGACGATCCCCGGAACGGACGCTACTGCGGCCTGCTCCCCGTACGGCTGCGCCGCCATATTCTTCGTGCCCTTCTGGACGAACCGATCGTACGGGGCGCTCGAGCCGACCTTGGTCGTGGCTCCCTCGCCGAGGGAACTCTCATCGGTCGAGATGAGCGAGATCAGCCTGCCCGTGTCCCGGGGAGCTCGAGCGATCATCTGCCGCTGGACGACCTCCCCTCCGGCTTGGGTCGCCGGTCCTGCTGCGACCTCGGCTTGGGCGGAGGCTTTGGCTAGTGCGGCCTTCGTTTCGGCGATGCCGAGTAGACGCGCAGTCATCCCACCGCCGCCAATCCACCGGGGAGCAGGTCCCTCTCGCCGTTGGTGATGAACAGCGCCATCGGGAAACCGGCGGTCTCCACCGGTATCCCGCCTTGCATGAGAGCCTGTCCCGATTCATCGGCGGTGTAGGCGCGCTTGACCATCTGCATGCACACCATCTTGATCGTCTTGAACTCCTCGGAGGTCTCGGCGAAGCCGTGGGTGTAGGTGATGGTTGCGGCCTTGGTCCAGGCTTTCCCGTCCGTCCGCTGCACGACCCCGCCCGAGGTGAAGGTGAACGCCGTGAACGTGAGGGCGTCGTAGACGATCGACACAGCCGTCACCGGCAGCTCGGGGAGGTAGATGATCCCTCCCGTTGCCCTGGGGTAGGGGTTGCGCCAGCCAGAGGTCGCGTCGTACTCGGGTTGGACGATCAGAACGTCACCGATGACCTGGGAGAAGGTTTGGCCGGCCTCCCCCCGGATCAGCGCCGACGCGGTCGTGAGCAGCGACTGCAATCGGGACAGGTCCGAGGGGATAGCCATGCCGGTCCACTCGCAGAACTCGGTCGCGGTGGCGAAGGGTCCGGCCAACTACTTCCTCTTCTTCTTCGTCAGCACCCGAGCCGTCTTGGTGGTGACCTTCTGCG